CGTTTCTGTCATCCACCATCGTACATGAGAGGCACACGATACCACGCGCTGACGGCAGTCAACTATACTCCCAAAAGGTAAAACCGCATCGCCAGATAGCACGGCGGGCTATCCGCCGTGGAGGCATTCTGCGATCGCCACGATGATTTATTTTTGGATCGATCCTGGCGGGTTACCGGACAGGGTTTTTGCTACTTTTAAGCTGACGACGTCGGTCCTCCGCGCCGCTGTGCGCGCTCGGGAAAGTGCTACCGCGTCGGCGCGGCGCGGTTAATAACTCAGAGGTGGAGCTATGCAATATATACTGACTGGCGTAATCGTACTGATCTTCAGCGGTCTGGTTATTCACGGTATGTCGCTGTTGCTTGAGCGAGGGTATCGCGCGCTTTTCGGCATATTCGCCGGAGCCGGGGAAGCGACCCGTAAGTTCAAAGTGAAGATATCGCGTTAAGCTAAGGCGGCCGTCCCTGGCGCATCGGTGGGTTAAGACAGCCGCGGATAGATGCCAGGGCCGATCGGCAGTCCCACCAGATACCAGCCCACCAGCAACAGCAGCCAGACGGCGAGAAAAATCAGCGGGTAAGGGAGCACCAGCGAGTAGTAGGTGCCGAGGCGGGCATCCGGCCGGTAGCGCTGTAGAAAGCCGAGAAACAACGGCACAAACGGTGACACCGGCGCCAGCGGCAGCACCGATGAATCAGCGATACGAAACAGGATCTGCGCAAACGCCGGGTGAAAGCCCAACAGCATAAACATTGGCACGAAGATCGGCGCCAGAATCGACCAGATGGCCGAGCCGCTGGCGATAAATATACACAGAAAAGCCGACAGCAGCGCAAGACCGACAAACGCCGGAACACCGTTCATGCCTGAACTCTCCAGCAGATCCGTCAGCCCGACGGCCATAAACTTGCCCATGTTGCTCCAGTTGAACATGGTTGATATAAGTAGCATAATCATATGCTTATATCTTTATTGGGTTCTATTGGGGTGCTTGGTGATGCAAAAATAAAACCGGATACAGCATAATGGGCGGTATCCGGAATCTGAGTTACAGTATCACTAACTGCCACTTTTCATCTGTTCCAGGAGGTCGCGGCCTTTCTTCAACTGCGCATCAATGTGATTAGCAAGGTCTTGAATATGGATCATGCGTGGTGCCTTTTGGCTCTCTGCCGCCCGGAAGGTTGGAATGGGTATCTCGCCCATAGCCGCGCGCTTTTCTGCGGTTGCCGGTTTCAGCCCAAAATACTTTTCGCACACCTGGCTGAGTGGAACCGTAGCAGACCCATATTCGGCCATTAACAAAAACATTGTATTCATTTTTACCTCACACCACTTTCAGGCCACGATAGTGGCACCAAGTCTCATACATCCGCTTAAGCTCTTCTCTGCATTGTTAGCCGCGACTGTCGGGCGGTTAATGATGGCAATCCCTACGCTCATGCTGCACCGCCAAAAATGAAGTAATTCGCCGCCGAGAAAATCAAAAGAACAATAATCACTCTAATGATGCGATTGCGACCAAACAGCCGGAAGTAGTTTTCCCAGGTCATAAATGACATAACCGCAATAAAGGTCAGAAAGCCGAAAATTACAGCTGCTGAGATAATTAACAAATGCATCATGCTGCACCGCCTTCAACGCGCTTAAACGAAATTACCCAAACCCAACCGTTGGCCTTCCAGCTTTCCTCGCCGTAGATGGATTCCCACAAGCGCTGGAATGCAACCTTGGCCGTTGCGAAATCACCCTTCGGAGTCAGGAATGTTCCCGGGTAATCAGGAAGCAAACTTCCTGCAGGCGGAACACCTTCGGCAGTGGCATCCTCTTCGCTGATAGCGTTCAGCCGTTCAACCCGCACGTCGGTGATTTCCAGCAGAATGCGGCTGGCCCAGCGCGGCATGTGGATTGACGGGCGCCAGCAGCAATGCAGTTCATCATCTGCATCGTAAAACTCTGGCGCAGGCACTCCATCAGCCTTGTAAACGCAGAATTCGGGCTTCTCAAACGGAGTGGGGTCTTTGCTATAACTATCCATTAGGTCGTAGTCGAACAGTGGCCCCTGAAACGTCTCGCGCACCCAAATGCGGTCGCCTGGCTTGCCAAATGCGCTGTTCAGATAGTTCCCTGCCGACAGTTCCCCGGCCAGTTCATTGCCAGCCAGCTCGCACCCAAGGTTTTTATCATGTACAGGGAATTTCACTGGGCGCCGCGTCTGCGTCTTCCGGCCGTCGAGAATGGCCCGCACCATCTCAGCGTTAAAAATCATCCCGCGCTCAGTCATTCCAGGCCTCCAGTTCGTTCTCGATCTCTTCGTCGATTTCGTCGTTGGTAGCGTCTTCGTCCAGATAGTCCCGCGCTTCTTTCAGGTACTGTTCATGGCGCTCCCGGTACCAGGCCGAAAACTCTGGAGTCCAGCCGTTCGGCTCACCGTCATAGTCAACCTTGGCGTTACGTTCAGCCATGCTCTCGACCATGCTGTAGGCGGTGGTAAGCGCCGCTTCGCGGATATACCCACGAAGGTCACGCTTGCGCCAGTACGGATTGCGCTTTGAGTCGCAGAATGGTTTAAATTCAACTTCCCAGCGGCGGATGCAACGTGCGTTCAGTGATTTACTCATGCTGCCCACCATTCAATAAACATGCAGATACCAACGGTTACTACGGCAATCAGCACCCAGCAGATCACATCTAACAGGGCGGCGAACCGACGCAGGGTGTATTTGCTGTAATTCTCAGGTTCAAAATTCATTGCGCCTCCCCAAGTACCCAACGAAGTGCGCTTGCATACTCACCCTCGGCTGATTCCAGGGCTTTGATGATTTCTTTGCGGGTTTTCAGGCGCGGCTTTGCCTCGCCGAGGATCTGACGCTGACGCCGGGCTTTTTCATGGCCGGTTGTGCCAGCAGTTGCCGCTTCGATTTCAGAGACCTTCTCCCGCTGCTCTTCAGGTTTAAGCGATGCCAGCTGACGCGCCTGGGTAACGGTGACTGTGCCAGCCTCCACCGCTTCCCTGACGGCCTGAGTAGCATCGAGGAGGGAAAGCGTTGCTCGAACGGTCTGAACGCTGCAGCCAAACAACACCGCAATGTCGTCCTCATCGAGCCCACGGTCGAGCGCGTCTGACATTTTTTTAGCCCGGCCAAGCGGCGTATAGGGTCGGCGAATTTCGTTTTCGCTTACCATGTATTTAGCCATCTGATTTGCTGATCCACGCTTAACGACCCCAGGAACAAGCAGTGGGTCTTTGCCTTCTTTCAGACGGAGTTTATTTGCCTCCAGGGTATGTTTAACGCGCTGACGGCCAACAACTACGCAGGTGAGCCCTGTTTCAGGGTCTTTCCAGACAATAATCGGCTCCAGTACACCCAGCTCCGCAATGTTCAGAACCATCCCTTCGTCGATAGGAAGGTGGACCCGTTCATCGTAAAGCGGGTGAGTTTTATCGGTAACCAAATGCAGGCTTTCAGGTTCGAACGTTAAAACATTCGTTTTGCCGCTGGCGCCGTATACAACCTTTGAGTCTTTTGCCATCAGAGAGCCTCCACGTTACGGAAGCTGGTGGGGCAAATTGCTTTCAAGTCGCGCATTGCTTCGAGGACATGTAGATTTGTGCGCTTCTTGGTGTGTCGCTCGGTCAGACGATCACACTCTTTCGCCCACGATTTGACCTCTGCGAGAAGGGCGTCACGTTCGGTGCGCGTCTGGCGCAGAGCTACATTCGAAACATCGAGGACGGTAGCCAGTTCCTTGATGATTGCTGCCTGTTCTGGTGGCATAGTTTTGGCTATTTCGTACGCCTGTTTAATCAGTTGATTTGCTGTCTTAGCCATCTTTTGTTCTCCATCTGACGCGCTGCAACGCGTAAATTTAGGGTGCAGCAACCCAACCCATGAGAGTGGGTGAATAGCTGGTTAAAATTTCTTGCTGATGGGGGACCGCCACTGCAATGGCGGTACGTTAGTTCTCCACACAACGGAAAGAGCACTGAAGCACTGGAAACTCACTTGACTAACACAGTGCTTTTTCCTGTTGTGTGCCGGGCTTCCACCGGCTCCCATCTGTTTTTAAAGCCACTCAGATATCGTCTGGGCTGCGCCGTCTACTTCCGGCTGTCACTGCCGTCGATAGTGCTGGCAGCTCACTGACCTGATAACTCCCAGGATCAACTGGAGTGGTTGTTATCGCTACCAAAGCGCCACTGTCCAGGACATTTAAAAGGACCGTCTCCAAGTGGTAACTCTTCCAGTCCCGCTAAACACTCGTGTAAATGCTTAACGTGAATGGCTGATATCCTCGTCTCTTCCGAGGTGTCACACCTTTTCGCCGCGCTGGTGGGGCGCACGTCGTGCCTGAAACACTTAGCTTGCACATTCCGGTTGTTCTGAGAGGCATGGATAAAGGGACTCTCAGGCCGCTGCGGCACATGTGCCATATGCCGTAATGCTCACTACCACACCAGGGTATGTAACTACGGGTACTCATGATGTGATTTAAATGTACCTTTAGTTACCAGCATGGTCAAGAGAGCTATGTACTTTTTGTTACCTGTGGATTGAAAAAAAAGCCAGAAGGAGATCTGGCTTTAGAAATGAGTAACTTAAATGTTTTGGGTAATCTGAACCACTTTACCAACAATCCGGCAATTACCATCTATCGGGATGGGTTTAAAGGCAGGGTTAAGTGGCATCAAGTATGCGAAAGGGCTATCCCATACCAACTTTTTAACGGTAGCTTCAGCAGAGCCGTCGAGTATAGCCACTACAATTTTTCCGTAAAGGTCATCCAGTTGGCCATAGTGCGGTTCAACAATAACGATCGATCCTTCTGGGATGGATGGCAGACCATGAGGATTAGTCATAGACTCCCCGCGAACTACCAGTCCGAATGCTTCATTAGAAACGTTTGCAGTGGTTTGCGTCCATGAAATCACATCAGAAAGCCTTGAGCATGCATAAGTATCAGTCCACATCCCAGCTTGAACAGCGGAGATAATAGGAACTGCCGTGGGTGGCTTAAGGAACGGAATAACTTTTGTATCATCCGGCGTTTCCTCACCTCGACCGTAAAGAATCCATTCTGGAGTTGTCTGCAGCGCCACCGCCAGCTGATGGAGATTCTCACCATCAGGTTTAGTAGTGCCGCTCTCCCATTTTGTTACGGAAACACGGCTTACCCCTAAGCGTTTAGCCAGGGTCTGCTGTGTTATGTCGAGCTGGACTCGACGGGATCTTATTCGGTCTTTCATCTCTGTTTTCATGTAACCAATGTTACATGGATTCCTTGTAACTGTTGTTTGCTATTTAATGTACCTTTTGTTACCTTTAAGGCGTAAGTTAACCAGGAGGAACCATGCGTAAATCAGAAGTTATCGAACACTTCGGAGGCGTATCAAAAACCGCAAGTGTTCTTGGTATTTCCCACCCGGCAGTTTGCCGATGGGGTGAAGTCATCCCTCAAAAACAAGCATTCGTCATCGAACGAATTACGAAAGGCAAGCTGAAGTACGACGCTAGCCTTTACCAAAAGGCTACAGATTCAGCTGCTTGAAAGTAACTACAAAAGGAAAATCAATATGGTAGAGCCAAACCTCAAAGAAGCCGTCAAAGCGATGTGCAAAGCATATCCAGGTGGGCGCGAAGCAATGGCTGGCGCACTGGGAATGACGGTGACGCAGTTTAACAACAACCTTTACGAGAAAAACGGCTGTCGTTTCTTCGAAGTCAGCGAGCTGGAAGCGATGGAAGACATTTCCAACACGTCGTTACTGGCTGATTACTTCGCTCGCCGTCGTGGTGCTTTGCTGGTGGATGTTCCGCACCTGGAAGAGCTGGATCGCGTGGACTTGTTCAGCCGGGCAATGCGTACCTCTGCCGCCAGGGGACAGGTTGATCAGATTATCGAACAGGCGCTTGAAGATGGCGTTATTGAAAGGCATGAGGCCGAAGAAATCATGGTCCACCACCGCCGCCATCTGGCAGCTCGTGAAGAAGAGATTGCCGCAATCATCACGCTTTTTTCACGCAAAAAGAAGTGACGCCAGCGAGTTGCAGCTCCTGGCGTCGTGGCGTGTCGTTATCAGTGGAGATTACTAACGCATGAACAGTTTATCAACACAATACCGCAGGTCGCAACTTGTAGCGCGGCCAGTACCTGGTGGAGCAGGACCGGTGCAGTTCGTGTATGGGGTAAGAGTACCTGGCGGGTTCGAGCCTGTCTGCTACCAGTTTGCTCAGTGGGTGGTAGGGGACTTCAACGGCCAGGCGGAGAAAGTATGCGAGAGCTCAACCGATGGTTCAGAGATCACTACGGCGTCCCGGTCAGGGTCATACGCTGGGAGCCCCAGACACAGCGCGTTATATACCTGCGTAAAGGGTACGAGCATGAATGCTTTAGCCCCCTTGAGCAGTTCAGACGTAAATTCAGAGAAATAAAGGACGATCATGAGCACTAAATTAACAGGATACGTCTGGGACGCTTGCGCATCTTCGGGGATGAAACTATCCAGCGTGGCAATCATGGCGCGCCTGGCTGACTTCAGCAACGATGAGGGTGTTTGCTGGCCTTCTATCGCGACCATATCCCGTCAGATTGGCGCTGGTGAAAGTACTGTCAGAACGGCGATAGCTGCACTTGAGAAAGAGGGGTGGCTCACTCGCACACAGCGCCGCAACGGCAACCGTAATGCATCGAACGTCTACCAGCTCAACGTTTCCAAACTACAGAAAGCGGCATTTTCTCACCTGTCAGTTTCTGACCCGTCAAAATCTGATGCGTCAAAAACTGACCCCTCAAAATTTGAGGCGTCGAAATCCACCAAAAAAACCAGTTTTGACCCGTCAGAATCTGGGGGGGATCCGTCAGTAAGATCAACTACTGATCCATCAGATATAAATCCTTCTTGTCCGGACGCTTCGCAACCGGACGAACAGGGCTCTGCTGATGAATTTCTGTCACGACATCCTGACGCGGTGGTGTACAGCGCTGCAAAGCGGCAGTGGGGAAGTCAGGACGATTTAACCTGCGCCGAGTTCATTTGGGGGAAAATTATCAGCATGTACGAACTGGCCGCTGAAAGTGATGGTGAGGTAGTTCGGCCTAAAGAACCAAACTGGACCGCATGGGCGAATGAGGTGCGCCTGATGGTGATGCAGGACGGGCGAACCCATAAACAAATTTGCTCGCTTTTCAAGCGCGCCAACAAAGATTCGTTCTGGTGCAAAAACGTGCTTAGCCCGTCGAAACTTAGGGAAAAATGGGATGAGCTGTCGTTAAAACTTTCTGTTCCACTCAATAGCTCCCGCCAGGAGGCGTCGATTTCGCGAGCCAGCTTCGAAGGGGTTGATTACTCATTGCCAGAAAACTCGGGGTTCCGCTCATGAGCAAGCCATTTCTCAAATGGGCTGGCGGAAAGTATACCCAGCTGGCTGACCTGTTCGTGCATATCCCGGCAGGGAAACGCCTGATAGAGCCATTCGTTGGTGGTGGGTCGATATTCCTGAACAGCGAAAAGCACGCAGATTACCTGCTGGCGGACGTTAATCCGGACCTGATTAATCTGTATCAGATGTTAGCGGTGGTGCCGGATGAAGTGGAATTGAAGGCCCGCTGGATGTTCGAGCACATGCGGTCACCAGATGGCTATGAGCTGATCCGTTCCGAGTTCAACGCACAGACGCTGGATGCTACTGAACGCGCAGCTGCATTCCTGTATCTCAACCGGCATTGCTTCAATGGCCTGATGCGCTACAACCAGGCGAATAAGTTCAATGTGGGCTGGGGAGGCTACAAGGCGCCGTATTACCCGATGGATGAGATGAAAGCCTTTGCGGCTATGGCGCATAACTGCGTATTCATGACCGCTGACTATCGCCGGACAATCAGCCTGGCCGGGAAAGGGGATGTGGTTTACTGCGATCCGCCTTACGAACCGATGCCGGGAACAACCGGATTCACTGCCTACGCCGCTGGTGGTTTTAGCTGGGAGAACCAGGTAGACCTGGCGAAGCAATGTGTATCTGCCTTTCACCGTGGGGCTCGGGTAGTGATTTCTAACTCATCTGCACCGAAGGTTCTCGACCTGTACCGGGAGCATGGTTTTAACCTGCAATTCATTAAAGCGCGCCGTTCGATCTCCTGCAAAAGCAGTACGCGGGAAGTCGCAAAAGACGTTGTAGCGATCCTTTAAGGGGGCTAAATGAAACTGACTTTACCATTTCCACCGAGCGTAAATAGTTACTGGCGCGCCCCGAGCAAGGGACCGCTGAAAGGCAGGCATCTGGTAAGCGAGACAGGGCGCAAGTTCCAGCAGGCAGCGAGAGCGGCGATTATTGAGCAACTGCGGGCCGTTCCCCGGCCATCCTCTGATCTGGCCGAGGTTCACATCGTGTTGTATCCGCCGGATCAGCGCCGTCGGGATATCGATAACTACAACAAAGCGCTGTTCGATGCCCTGACTCTAACAGGCGTCTGGGAAGACGACAGTCAGGTTAAGCGCATGCTGGTGGAGTGGGGGAACATCGTGAAGAAAGGGAAAGTAGAAATCACCATCCGACGTTTTCGTGCAGTTGCCTGACGTGGAGATGATATGAGAGTACTACTAACCCCTGAGATTGCCCCACGCATGGGCGTTGTTCTTCTTCGCCCAGGTGCTGATCTCATGCCGATGTTCAGGAGAGGGCGGGTACTGATTGAGCCTGCACCGGAAAAATACAGCGACTACGCAACCGGCGCCATCCCTCCCGCCACGCAGCCACTGTCAGAAGACCCGGTTTTGAAACCAGTCTTCGAAAACAAAGACGTCATTCTGCGTGCGGGTGGTATCAGCTCGCTGGAGGCTGAGCTTGAGCGTCGTTTTGAATGCCAGTACCCGCACGGTTCGTGGCACAGCGAAAATTTTACGCTGTTCCGGCATGAGCCTGGCAGCATCCGCCTTTGCTGGGCCTGCGATAACCTGCTGCGTGATCAGTACACAGAGACGCTGGCAGGCATTGCGCGTGGGAACCTGGTATCCTGGCTGATAACTGTCATCCGCTCACAGCTGGGGTTCAACGAAGACCATCAACTGACAATCCCGGAATTATGCTGGTGGCTGGTTATAAACAATCTGGCGCACGTCATCCCTGAATCGCTGGCCCGGAAAGCCCTGCGATTGCCGGAAATAAAGCATCAACCGGTGATGAAGGAAAGCGATATTGTGCCGGAGCCAGCGGCGAGCGAAGTGGTGCAGAAAAAGATTCTCGGTCTTCGCGTAGATCCTGAAACGCCGGAATCTTTCATGCTGCGACCAAAGCGCCGCCGCTGGGTAAACGAGAGCTGGACGCGCTGGGTTAAGTCTCAGTCGTGTGTCTGCTGTAACAAACAAGCAGATGATCCCCATCACCTGATAGACCACGGACAAGGTGGAATGGGAACGAAAGCGCATGACCTGTTTGTGTTGCCGCTTTGCAGAGCGCATCACGACGAGTTGCACGCTGACACCGTGGCATTTGAGGAGAAGCACGGCTCACAGCTGGAGCTGCTGTTTCGATTTCTGGATCGTTCGCTGGCAATTGGCGTGCTGGCATAGTGGAGAACGCATAATGATTAACCCGTCCGAGGTTGGAAAAGCTGGTGAAATGGTCAGGCTGAAAACGCTGGAGGCCATCTGGATTCAGGGGAAGCTGCGTATGTGGGGCCGCTGGTCCTACATCGGCGGCGGTAGTGGTGGAAATATGTTCAATCAGCTGTTGGCGTCAGGGAAGATAACGAAGACCGCTATAAACGATGCTTTGCGCCGTATGAAAAAATCAGGCATTACCAAGCCGGAGCTGGAAGCGTTCTTTAAGGAAATCCTCAGTGGTAAAAATAAAAGCGGCCTGGCTTTTTGTACTGACGAGGAAGGGTTGATAATTGATTCTGTGCTTAGTGCTCAGCTTGTGCGTTCCGGGAATAAAGCTCTCTATCAGTTAATCAGGGATCGATATGTCTGCCGCATGAGCAAGAAGGCGATGGCGAAAGAGCTAAACGAAAAGCATCCAGAATGGTGCTTACGGACTTGTGAAAGCAGGATCGATGTTTGGCTAAATCTTGCAGAATCGATGCTTTACGCACCAATGTGTGATGCATTAGGCACAAATGGCGACAGATTTTACTTGAATAGTTGCGCGAAAAGTGCTTGAATTGTGATAGGCTCGGGACGTTAAAGCGAACTGAGCAACAAATACTAATAGCCTGCTATAAAGCGGGCTTTTTGTTATCATTATCTTTTAGGTTGAATCGAAGGTGATGATATGTGGTTAGGAATACCTTTTCTTTATGTCAAAGAAAGATTAGCAGATACAGTTACTATTGATAAGATTCCATCAATAACAGTGGATTCATCGTTTTCTTGGGAAACAATAATTGCGGCTTTTATAAGTGGCTTAGTTCCAGCTTTAATTTCTCTGTATGTCATAAAGAATAATAACGAATCTATAAGATATCAACAAAAACAAGAAGATAAGAGGCATTTCTCTGCGCATATGCGAGTAGTAATAAGCGAATACGCATATCAATTATCAAAAGTAAAAGAGATACATGCTGAGTGCTTACGTTTTAGCTCAATGTTCAGTAGTGTCAAAACTTCTGAGTTGGCAGATAAAATGTCTGATGCCTTGTTAGAGTTAGAAAGATACAAAGCAAGTTTATTGATTTCTATACCAGAGGATGATGCTGGTAGAAAATTTAAAGAAGAAATAAATGAAATTTCAGAGTCCTTATCCGAACAAATAAAATATGGGTTGAAAACAACAAAAATGGAAAAAGTTTGGAATGATGATTATGATGCATTTATATCCAATTCTAATAGATATTTAAATAAGTAATTCGCTGTAGAGTATAATCATAAAAGCCACTAACAAGTGGCTTTTTTATTTTCCTCGCACTGAGAGGACTCACAGCAATAAGAGGGGGCTTAATGTCCGATCCTTTAACTGGTACCGGCCTGATTTTTGGCGGCGGTTTAATTGGTTCCGTCGTATATGGAGTTATCACCCACACCGATTTTGGTGTGGTATTTGGGGCTTTTGGCGGCGCGGTGTTTTATGTGGCAACGACCGCAAACCTGACACGTGGAAGGCAAATAGCTTACTTCATGACGTCGTTTATTGTCGGTGTTCTGGCTGCCGGATTATTAGGCTCAAAATTTACTACCTGGACAGGCTATACGGATCGTCCGCTTGATGCGCTCGGTGCGGTGGTGGCATCTGCTGTTACCATCAAGGTCCTGACTTTCATTAACAGCCAGGACTTGAGCAGCCTGTTCGGATTACTTTCCCGATTAAGGGGAGGAGGTTCGAATGGTAATAAATGACCCGGCAGCGCTGGCCAATGCGGTGATATGTGCCGTTATTGTCTGCGCTTTGATGTTTTATCAACGTCGCGGTGCCAGGCATCGCCCTGGTATCTCCATTCTTGCTTACTTGCTGGTATTGATTTACGCGAGCATTCCTTTCCAATTTATCTTCGGTCTTTACGTACAGTCCCACTGGCTGGTGGTAATGGCAAACGTAATGATATGCGCCGCCGTGCTGTGCGCTCGGGGTAACGTGGCGCGTCTGGTCGATACATTGAGGCACTGATGAATAAATCACAATTTCAGAAGGCGGCTGGTATCAGCGCCGGGTTAGCTGCGCGCTGGTTTCCGCACATTGATGCTGCGATGAAAGAATTCGGCATCACTGCTCCACTCGATCAGGCGATGTTCATTGCCCAGATGGGGCATGAGTCCGGCGGTTATAAAACGCTGGTGGAAAGCCTGAACTATGCCGCCGACAGACTTGTGCCTACGTTCGGTAAACACCGTATCACCGCCCAGCAGGCCGCCGCACTCGGCAGAACAGCAACGCAACCAGCTAATCAGCGAGCAATCGCGAATCTGGTGTATGGGGGCGAGTGGGGCAAAAAGAATCTCGGTAATCAGGTTGCCGGTGATGGCTGGAAATATCGCGGTCGCGGCCTGAAACAAGTTACGGGTTTGAGCAACTATCGCAGCTGCGGACAGGCGCTGAAGCTTGACCTTGTTACCCAGCCTGAGCTGCTGGAGCGAGATGACTACGCTGCACGTTCGGCCACATGGTTTTATGTCTCCCACGGTTGCCTGCTTCATTCCGGTGATGTTGAGCGCGTAACGCTGCTTATCAATGGTGGCCGCAATGGTCTGGATAAACGCCGAGCGCTGTTTAACCAGGCTAAATCAGTACTGGTGTGAGGTCCTCATGGGCATTGAAATGATTATTGGTCTGGCAACTGCGTTGCTGGCCATTGTCGCTGGCGCATTTGGGTTAGGCCATTCTCGTGGCAGCAGCAAGGCAGAAGCCAAAGCCGAGCAGCAGCGCACTGAAGAAAACGCCGCTGCCAACGTCGCCGCAGCGGAACGGAAAGAGGAAGCCACCAGAGAGGCCAGCAATGTACAGCAGACTGTTAGCCATATGCCTGATGACGATGTTGATCGGGAGCTGCGCGAAAAGTTTACCCGCCCCGGTAGTCGTTGATACGGCCTGCAGCTGGGTGCGGATCATCTACCTGACCGACCACGATATCGACGTGCTGGATAAGCAGACCAAGCGCGACATTCTGGCGCACAACAGAACAGTTAAAAGAAACTGTAATCAACTAAAAATGTGACGCAAGTCCCAATTATCCATTGCGTTGCTAAGTGTTACAAAATCCATTGAATTATGATGTGTGTTTACACTCACATAGCAATGGATATTTATGGCTACTTACAAATATTATAATATACAGATGCTACCTCTAACCAATAGTAAAAAAAATATTGGTAAAGAGGGTTATATTAAATTATTCCAGCATCTGGGAGACAAACTTCGCAAAGTTTTGTCATCGGAAGGTGATTTAAGAAATATCGCTATTCCATTGAGGAATGATTTCTTTTTTGCTCCGTATGAAATAAATGCTAGAGAGGACATGGTTTATGGTCGTTTTTTAAAGTTTGACAAGGTAGATGTTGTTAGAAAAACTATTAGCAGAGTTCAGACTTATGCGGCTGGTTTTGGCGAGTCTAGTAAGATTTATGAGTATAGGTTTGTATTTGATCCTGTATTGCATATCCTTGCTATCGAAGATAGCCCTTCATTACCTAGCGCAAGTGTTTTATATAAGGTGCTTAATGAGGTGTTTAAAGATGCGCGCAGGAAATTATATCCATCCTTTCGCATGAGTGTTGATGAATTAACATCTTCTGCTAGTCTAGATAATGTTATAAAAGAGTCTAAAGGATATTATTCCTTTAAAACAGAAATAACTTTCTCTAACTCTAATGATTTTATTGAAGGACTAGAAGAATTGCTAGAGGGGGTTGAGGCTGAAATGAAAGATAAAGGGATTGATAAGCTGGAGCATAAAGAGTCATCAGACAAAGACTCAATAATGACTGACGTTAGTACAATCGCGTTGGTTTATGCAGGTTTATCATGCAAGTTTGGGAATACTGAAATATCTTATAAAGACAAAAGCAATAAGAAAAAAGTTTTCAAAATGGCCGATTATCCTGTAAGAAAACGTGTGTCTGAGTCTATGAAAAAAAGGGCATCAATTTTAGACTATTATTATGATGTGAAAAACACAATTAATGCAGCTAATAATGAGTCCAGAACAGGAAGTGGATTGCTAAAGAAAATTAGAAAAGGATAGTGTGATGAAAGTTGGTGGATGGGACATTAATCATGAGAATATACTTAAAATAATTAAGTCTATTCCATATGTTGGTGCAATTTTTATCATTGCCAACTTTTATGCTAATTCTGGAGTTTTATCAGACAGGAAGCGAATTGCAAATTTCAAAAATTGGGTGCGGAGGGTGCTTTCTGGTGTTTTATTTACTTTTGTTTTAAGTTTGTTGATTGTGACATTTTTCAGAGATGGGCTTTACAATCCCAACTCAAACACTGCAGGTCTCGACGCAACCCTTGTTGCTTTATCCATATTTCCGAGCATATTAGGTTTTGGCATTGGTGTGTTTGTTGTTGTTTTTGCCCTTCCGAATCAATTCATTGAGAAAATAAATCTTATCAAACATAACGGTAAAAATAAAACTTTTGGCGCATCGTTAATGGTTGTCGATATGGCTTATCCTCTAATGGTATATGCTGTTGTCCTGATGGGTGAGTTTTTTCTGAAACTATTCCAGGTTGGGTTTATTACACATGTGTTGAGTATCTTTTTATTATTATATGGAATGCTGATGACTTTTGATTTAATATCTATGATTTTCATGACAGCGTATGCGCTTTTAGCTACGCAAGCATCAAGAAACCCTAAATAGTAGTATTTTTAGTTCGTTCTTTGGCTCAATGATTTTGTCGATGCAGCAGCCAGGTTCGATAACTAAAGTAATCAATAGAGAATCTTTGCAGTGTGTCAATAAGACGTAGGAAAGGTAAGTTAAGGCACTGCAGTATGCAAATACTGGTTGTTTGTGATATGTTTAACTACTTGCACACAACCAGGTCGTTAAATATGGGCGAATATATAAGCGCTACTATTACTGGATTATGGGAATCCTATTTGTTATGGTCCAAACAGAAACGAGAGCTAACAATATCCAAGTTAGAAGCGCTATCAAATTTATTGATAGAGAATCGGGCCTACCTGAGGGATTTCGCACACCAAGGTGTTAAAGACGCTCAAAGGGAACTTGAACTTGCAAAGGAGTGGAGACGTGTCGGTCTCTTATTTCAAGATATTTCCCCTGAGTTGTCAGACATATGTGATCACAAATCAGACTACTGGATATATTCAGATAGATATACCAAGCAGAAAGTTAATGAGCTAGGGATAACAATAAGAAATCTCGAACACAAGCTAAGAATGGCAAAGAAAAACCTTCTATAGAATCCCTTTGTAATTTATGAAAGCCACCTTTTAAACGGTGGCTTTTTTATTGGAGATGATAAGGATGCCCGCACTAATTCCCCGTGTATGCCGTAAGCGTGGATGCGCAGGCACAACAACCGACCGCTCAGGATACTGCGAGAAGCACCGCAATGAAGGCTGGCAACAGCATCAGCAAGGCAAGAGTAGGCATGAGCGCGGCTATGGTAGCCAGTGGGACATTAAGCGAGCCCGCATTCTTAAGCGTGATAATCACCTGTGTCAGAACTGCCTTCGAACTGGGCGTGCCGTTGCAGCCAAGACCGTTGACCACATCAAGGCTAAAGCTCATGGGGGTACCGATGATGATTCGAACCTCGAAAGCCTGTGCTGGCCCTGTCACAGAACGAAAACCGGACGTGAACGTTTCAAGTGATATCGATTCCCATTTGAGTCGAGGCGGAGGGGGGCGGGGTCAAATCCCTGACGGCGAAGGCCCAAAGGACCGCCGCCTAACCTTTTTTCACACCGCCGCAGGTTAGAAAACTTTTTTTTGGGGTCCCCCATCCGATGATTAATAGGAGTTTTCGATTATGCCAGGACCACCGAAAACCCCGACACATCTGGCTTTAGTGAAGGGGAACCCATCCAAACGCCCGATCAATAAGAACGAGCCAAAACCCCCGTCAGGGGTCCCCCCAATACCGAAACATTTCGATAAGCAAGGTAAGTACTGGTTCAAGCGTATTGGTGAGGAACTTGATGCCGTCGGCGTGTTGACCACGCTTGATGCTAAAGCGCTGGAGTTGTTGATAGAAGCCTATGTTGAATACCGGCATCACTGCGACACTCTTGATCGTGAAGGTTATACCTATGCCGTCTACAGCGAAGATGATTCAGATGAAGGAGGGGAGCGGGAAATCAGAATGATAAAACCGCACCCTGCAGCAGTCATGAAGGCTGATGCGTGGAAACGGATCAGAGCGATGCTGAGCGAATTCGGCATGACACCTGCCAGCCGATCAAAGGTTGGTGCAAAAGTCCCGGCAGAAGCCGACCCACTGGAAGAATTTCTTAAAAAGCGCAAATGATGAATGGCAACCGTTGCAGATGGATTTCGCTACGCCGAGCGCGTGGTATCTGGCGATATCGTTGCTGGCGAGCTGGTGCGTCTTGCGTGCCAGCGGTTCTTTCATGATTTAGAACACGGCCCGGCGCGCGGTGTTTATTTTGATGAAGGCCGCGCCCAGCACGTTCTCGATTTCTATAACTTTGTTCCCCACGTGAAGGGGCATTTGACCGGCAAGCCCATCGAGCTGATGGACTGGCACGTTTTTATCCTGATAAATCTTTTTGGGTTTGTCGTCCCGCTGATAGATGAAATTACGTGTGAAGGAGTTCTGGATGACGACGGCGAACCCATGTTTGTACGACGGTTTCGTACCGCTTATGACGAAGTAGCCCGTAAGAATGCAAAATCAACGCTTTCATCTGGAATCGGCCTTTATATGGCTGGCGCTGATGGTGAGGGCGGCGCTGAGGTTTATTCCGCTGCAACCACCCGGGATCAGGCCCGCATTGTGTTTGATGATGCCAAACGCATGATTAAGCTGGCCCCGAAAACTCTGGGGCGGTTATTTGGCAGCAATAAGCTGAATATTCACCAGGAGCGGACAGGCTCTAAGTTTGAACCTGTAGCCAGTGATGCGAACAACCTCGACGGTCTGAATATTCACTGCGGGATTGTTGATGAGCTCCATGCGCATAAAACCCGAGATGTCTGGGAAGTTCTCGAAACGGCAACCGGCGCCCGACTACAGTCTCTTATCTTCGCGATCACTACTGCGGGATTTAATAAAGAGGGTATTTGTTACGAGCAGCGTGATTATGCCATTAAGTTGCTGAAAAATTTTGACAACCCGGACCCTCTATCACCGAAAGATGATAGCTATTTCGCACTGATTTATACCCTGGATGAGGGTGACGATCCTTTCGACGAGGCAAACTGGCCGAAAGCAAATCCCGGTCTGGGTGTTTGTAAGCGATGGGATGATATGCGTCGCCTGGCTAAAAAGGCGAAAGAGCAGGTGGCAGCGCGGGTCGGATTTTTTACCAAGCATCTCAATATCTGGGTGCAGGGTGAAAAAGCGTGGATGGATATGTCGCGCTGGGAAAAATGCCGCGATACCTGGGATGACTCAACTACGGCCAGCTGGTCAATGTGGCTCGGCGTTGATCTTTCCAACAAAATTGATATTTCAGCCGCGGTTAAAGTATGGCTTGCCCCAAATGGTGATGTTTACGCGCGTTCCCGATTCTGGATACCTGAGGGACGGCTGGAAGCCTGCACAAAACAGCAGGCGGAACTTTACCGTAAATGGAATCAAGCGGGATATCTGGAATTTACTGATGGGGATGTTATTGACCATGCCGTGATTAAAGAGGAAACGATCGAGTGGGCACGCGGTGAATCACTGAATGAATTCGCGTACGACCCCTGGAGTGCCACTCAGTTTGCTTTGTCGGTAGCAGCTGAAGGAATACCTATTGTTGAAGTCCCTCAGACGGTGAAAAACCTGTCAGAAGCGATGAAGGAAGTCGAGGCCAAGATTTACGCCGGGCGTTTTCATCACGACGGTAATCCGGTAATGACCTGGATGATGTCAAACGTCACCGTCAAACCAGACAAAAACGAGAATATTTTCCCCAACAAGGCCACCCCAGAAAACAAAATTGACGGCCCTGTCGCGATGTTTATTGCGATGAGTCGCCTGCTTGTTAACGGTGGTGGTGAAGTTGACTTCCTGTCCACTATCGACCCTGACGAAGACCTTTTACTTCTATGAAAACTTTAATCACTGATGCTATCGGGCTTACCGGGTTCGGTTCGCTTGCTGCTGGCGTGTATCTCCAGTTCGGGCTGGCGATGTCTCTGATGATGTCGGGAACCCTGCTACTCATTTATGCGCTGTTAGCGGCAATGAGGGGGAATAATGCTGCTTGATGCTCTTTTTCGCAGTGAACCACTGGAAAACCCGGCTACGCCGATCACGAGTGAGTCGGCAGAAACAGATAACGTGTTTGCCCAGGACGTATTTGTCAGCCCGCAAACGGCGATGAAGCTGGCTGCGGTGTATGCCTGTATTTACGTTATCTCTTCGAATATCGCTCAGATGCCACTGCATGTTATGCGGAAAACCAATAACAAGGTTGAAGCTGCCCGCGATCACCCTGTGTTTTACCTGGTTCACGATGAGCCGAATATGTGGCAGACCAGCTATAAGTGGCGTGAGCTAAAACAGCGTCATATTTTGGGCTGGGGGAATGGTTACACCTGGGTGAAGCGTTCCCGTCGTGGTGAAGTTTCCGGGCTGGAATGCTGCATGCCCTGGGAAACGACACTGCTTAACACGGGTGGTCGGTATACCTATGGCGTTTACAACGAAGAGGGGGCGTTTGCCGTCAATCCCGACGATATGGTGCATATCCGGGCGCTGGGTAACAACCAGAAAATGGGGCTTAGCCCAATTATGCAGCATGCCGAGACGATAGGAATGGGGATGAGCGGGCAGGCTTATACCAGTTCATTCTTCAACGGTAATGCGCGACCCGCTGGCATTATTTCGGTGAAAAGCCAGCTGAATGAAGAAAGCTGGGGGCGTTTAAAAAGCATGTGGCAAAAAGCTACAGCTGCTTTGCGCAGCCAGGAGAATAAAACAATGCTTCTCCCGGCAGAGCTGGATTACAAAGCGCTCACCGTTTCCCCGGTTGATGCCCAGATCATTGATATGTCGAAGCTGAATCGGTCGATGATTGCCGGGATATTTAATGTACCGGCGCACATGATTAACGATCTCGAAAAAGCCACTTTCTCAAATATTACGCAACAGGCCATTCAGTTTGTCCGCTACACGATCATGCCGTGGGTAACGAACTGGGAACAGGAACTCAATCGCCGCCTGTTCACCCGTGCTGAACTGGCCGCCGGATATTACGTCAGGTTTAACCTGACAGGCCTGCTACGCGGGACCCCGCAGGAACGTGCTCAGTTCTACCACTTTGCGATCACTGATGGCTGGATGAGCCGCAATGAAGCGCGAGCCTTCGAAGACATGAATCCGGTAGATGGCCTGGATGAAATGCTGGTGAGCGTTAACGCCGCGAACCCCGCAGACGATTTTAAGGCACCTAAAACCGACGAGGAAAAGCCCAATGAATGACCGTGAAACGCGCTGTTACAGCGGGGAGGTCAGAGCCGAGCAACGCACCGATGAACCTACCCGCATTCTGGGCTATGGCTCGGTGTTCAACAGCCGTTCTGAACCCCTGTGGGGATTCCGTGAAATCATCAAGCCCGGAGCATTTGACGATGTGCTGAATGATGATGTTCGCGGGCTGTTTAACCATGACCCCAACTTTATTCTGGGACGGAGCGCTGCCGGGACGCTATCCCTGTCTGTCGATGAGCGCGGCCTGCGTTACGACATTACAGCGCCGGATACGCAAACTATCCGCGATCTGGTGCTGGCGCCGATGATGCGCGGTGACATTAACCAGTCATCTTTTGCCTTCCGGGTATCCCATGACGGTGAAAATTGGTACCAGGACGATGAAGGGATCGTTATTCGTGAAATATCGAAGTTTTCCCGGCTGTTTGATGTCAGTCCGGTGACTTATCCCGCATATCAGGAGGCCGACTCCGGCGTCCGATCGATGAAAGCCTGGCAGGAGGCGCGCGACAGCGGTGCGCTAAAGAACGCCATTAATCAACGAATGGCGCGTGAGCGCCTGCTGACCCTTCTTAACGCGTAAGGAAAAATCATGAAACTGCATGAAATGAAGCAAAAACGTAACATCATCGCCAAAGATATGCGTGCCCTGCATGACAAAATTGGCGATACACCTTGGACCGATGAGCAGCGTACTCAGTGGAACGCTGCAAAATCGGAGCTTGACGCTCTTGATGAGCGTATTGCACGCGAAGAGGAACTGCGCCGCCAGGATCAGGACTATATCCACGAAAACGAGCCGGAACAGCGCCAGCAGCAGAATCGTGATCCAGCAAACCCGGAAGCACAGGCTAACGAACGCCGTGCTGCGGCGTTTAATGCGTTTTTGCGCCGTGGTCTTGGCGAGATGAGCGCTGAAGAACGCCAGGCTTTAAAGGAGCTGCGTGCTCAGGGCACGACGCCGGATGAAAAAGGGGGTTACACCGTACCAACCCAGTTCCGCAATAAGATCGTCGAAGCACTGAAAGATTACGGTGGAATTGCCAGTGTGGCGCAAATTCTGAATACCGCCAACGGCCAGGACATTGACTGGGCAACCTCTGACGGTACCACTGAAGAAGGTGAACTGCTGGGCGAAAACACTGAAACCAGTGAAGAAGACGTGTCTTTCGGCGGTGCAACGCTGGGGGCTAAAAAACTGTCCTCTAAAATCATTCGCGTATCCAATGAACTGCTCCAGGACAGCGGCGTAGACATCGAGGCGTTCCTGGCCGCGCGTATCGCCACTCGCATCGGACGTGGTGAAGCGAAGTATCTGGTATTAGGGACCGGCACCGGCACCCCGCTGCAGCCTAAAGGGCTGGCTGCGTCGGTAACTGGAACCAAAAATACCGCAGCAGCGACCACCTTTACCTGGAAAGAGCTGAACGCACTGAAGCACTCTGTCGACCCGGCATACCGTAACGGTCCAAAGGTGCGCTGGGCCTTTAACGATGCAACGTTGCAGCTGGTGGAGGAAATGGAGGACGGACAGGGCCGCCCGCTCTGGTTACCGAACATTATCGGTGGCGCACCTGCTACAGTTCTGCAGGTGCCGTATGTCGTTGACCAGGCTATTCCTGATATCGCGGCTGGTGCCAAATTTGCCTACTTCGGCGATTTTAACCGCTTTATCGTTCGTCGCGTCACTTACATGACGCTGAAACGGCTGGTTGAGCGTTACGCAGAGTACGATCAGACAGGCTTCCTGGCCTTCCACCGCTTCGACTGCGTACTGGAAGATACCGGCGCGATTAAGGCGCTGGTGGGTAAACCGGCATCTGGCGGCTAAGGTAATAATCAGCTTCAACCTCCACCGCTCCGGCGGTTTTTTTATGCCCGCAGTTCGCTGCGGGCCAGGGAAAACACATGAGCACAACGATTGAGATGTTGCGGGCGCAGTGTCGGATCGATATCGACGACACCACGGAAGATGAGGTGCTTACGCTCTATTATGGTGCCGCGCGCCGAAAGGCGGAGAGCTTCATCAACCGCCATCTTTATGAAGAAGAAGTGCCGGAAACTGATCCTGACGGGCTGGTGATTGCTGACGACATCCTCCTGGCGCTGATGCTGCTTGTCGGGCACTGGTATGAAAACAGAGAAGAGTCGTCAGACGCAGCAAAAACCAGCATCCCATTTGGCTTTACATCGCTGATAGAGCCGTACCGCTATATTCCGCTCTAGGAGGAATTATGCAGGCAGGACGATTACGGCATCGCGTCACTATTCAGAACTTCACAATATCAAAAACACCTTCCGGCCAGCCGGTAGAAAGCTGGGCTGATGGAAAAACTATCTGGGCCGAGGTTAAAGGGATCAGCGGTAGGGAGCTGTTAGCCGCTGGCGTTGAGCGTGCTGATGCCACCATTCGCGTCTGGGTGCGTTTTCGTACAGACATCTCAGCTTCTTCCCGCCTGAAGGTACGCACCGGCCCGTTTAAAGGTGCCGTTCTTAACGTTACCGGGCCTCCGGTTCCGGATATCAAAGGAACCCGGCTGGAAATTCTCTGCAAACAGGGGACCGAAAAATGATTGATGTGAATCTGGATTTTTCCGGGTTGCAGGATATTGCCCACGATCTGCAAACGCTCAGCAAGGCCGAAAATAATAAAGTTCTCCGGGAGTCGACCCGTGCTGGTGCCGAATTGCTCCGCGAGGAGGTGATTGATCGCGCTCCTGAGAAATCCGGAAAACTGAAGAAAAACGTTGTTGTCGTCACCCAGAAAAGTCGCCGTAGCGGTGAAATTTCATCTGGGGTGCATATTCGTGGCGTTAACCCGCGAACGGGGAACAGCGACAATACAATGAAGGCCAGCAACAAGCGGAATGCGTTTTACTGGCGCTTCGTGGAGCTGGGAACATCTACGGCGCCTGCACATCCGTTTGTTCGCCCAGCTTTTGATACCCGCATGGAAGAAGCTACGCAGGTGGCGATGCAGCGGATGAATCAGGCTATCGATGAGGTGTTATCAAAATGACAGAGGATGATCTCTATGACCTGCTGTCGACGCTGGCAGACGGGCGGGTTTATCCGTATGTGGTGCCGCTAGGCAGCGACGGACTTCCTGCAGTTTCCACTCCCTATGTCATTTTCTCGATACCGACTGATGTTGCCGGGGATGTTTTCTGCGGCCAGGCAGAGTCGACACTGCGCATTCAGGTTGATGTATGGGCTGAAACGAATGACGAAGCCAGAGCGTTACGCCTGGACGCCCTGGCTCGCCTGCAGGTACTTTCACCTGTCGAGGTGACAAAAATTCCTGGCTACGACACGACAACCCATCTTCATCGGGCAACCCTCGAAATAACGGTTATTGCCTGACAAAAACCAATCCAATCCGACCGCCACTGGCGGTTTTTTCATTTATGGAGGCTGCGATGTCAGCACTATTTGAACGTGCCCAAAAAACGGTAGTAATGATTACCTCTGTGCCGGTCACCGAGGCAGAGCTGGATACCGCAACCTGGTTAAACCTGAGTTGCACTATCAAACAGGCAAGCTTTACCGCTGGTCAGAAAAACGATATTGACGTGACAACGCTCTGTTCGGATGAAACGGAAAATATCAACGGCCTTCCTGCTCCGTCTGAAATGTCACTTTCCGGTAACTTCTACCGCAACCCGGCGCAGGATGCACTTCGTGCCGCATATGATAACGACGGGGTTTATGGGTTTAAGGTTATTTTCCCGTCTGGTAATGGATTCCTGATGCGCGCTGAGGTACGACAGCACACCTGGGATTCTCAAACCAATGGCGTGGTTGCTGCAACGTTCTCGCTGCGTCTGAAAGGTAAACCCACCAATATTAACGCCCCAGGAGTCCTGTCCTTTACTACTGACCTTCCGGCGTCCCAAACGGTCGCGGCAGGAAGCGCCCTGACCATGGGCGTGGTCGTCCAGGGCGGTACGGCACCTTATACCTACGCCTGGAAAAAGGGCACCTCGACGGTCAGCGGCCAGACCAGCGCAACGTTTACGAAAGCCAGCGCTGTATCCGGTGATGCCGGGGTTTATTCCTGCGTGGTTACTGATGCCGATGGCACTGTGATCACTTCTTCTGATTGCACCGTCACCATCAATTAACGGAGCGCCGGGAGACCGGCGATAAAATTAATGTCAAAACCGTGTCTTAAAGCACTGGCACTGGCACCGATGGCGGGCTTTCGTAAAAAAGAAGTCTCCGTTCCGGAGTGGGATAACGCCAAAGTCATCATTCGTGAGCCATCAGCAGAAGCCTGGATTCGCTGGCAGGGCATTGCCAGCCCGGAACCACCCAAACTACCGGAAGGGCAGGAGCCCCAGGAGGCACCAGAACTGACCCCTTCAGAACGAGCCTTCCGCACGATGCGGGCCGACGTCACGCTTTTCATCGATATTTTGCTGGATACCGACCTGCATCCCGTCTTTACTGTCGATGACACCGAACAGGTTGAAGCGATCTATGGCCCTGTGCATTCCCGGCTGTTGAAGCAGGCACTTGATCTCATTCGTGACGCGGATGATGCTAAAGCAAAGTAAAAATGCCTGGCATGCAGTTCCTGATGGCGCTGGCGCTCCGGATGGGCCGCACGCTGGGCGAACTGCGACAAACAATGACGGTTGGCGAATTCAGGATGTGGGCTGAGTACGACCGTATCAGCCCAATCGGCGATATTCGCGGCGATATCCTCAATGCTCAGCTGGTATCTGCGGTTTACGGAGCGCAGGGCGGTAAAGTCACCATTGAAGATGCTCAGCTTCAGTGGAGC